TATGGAGAATATCTTCCTAACATAATTACTGAAAAAACAAGTTTAGAGAATTTAAAAAAGGCACAAGTTGAAGCAAATGCTGCAATGCTTCAAAGGGTTACTATTCTTGCTGCTGAAGAAAAATTAACCGAGATTAGAAAAAGACAAATTGATAATCAAATTGAGGCTGCTGATTTAATAGTTAAAAAACAAGACCTTGCAAATAAAGCATTAGAAACCAATAATATTTTAAACTCAGAACACAGTAAAAATCTAAATGAAGATGCTAAATCAAGAATGGTTAGACTTGGCTCAGAGCAAGGTATTACTGCTGCTGTAAAAGACAATTCAGATGCTATAAAAGAAAATAAAAATGAAGCAGAAGAATTAAATAAAGAGTATGAAACTGCCTCAAAGGTTGCTCTTGAATTAGGTGTTAATGTTGATGAGTTAATGAAATCATTAGGTATTTCTACAGAAAATACAAAAAAATCAACTAAAGCAACAGTAGCAAATACTAAAGCAAAGAAAGAAAATTCTAAATTTGATGTAATAGCAACTGCAAATCTTGAACAGTATTTAACATTACAAGAAGATGTAATATCAGGAAGAAAAACACAATCTGAGTTTGATGATGCGTATGCTCAACATCAAATATCTTTACTTAGTCAAGTTTTATTGCATGATGAATTAACTACCGAACAAAGAATGCAACTTGAGAAAAAGTTAAATGATTTGAAGATTCAAGGTATGGCTGATGAAAAAGCAGCAAGACAAGAACAGATAGATGGAGTTTCTGAATTAGGAAATCAACTTATAAACTTAGCAGGTGAGGATAAAAAAATGCAAGGTATTAGAAAGGCAGGTATTGCACTTTCTTCTGCTGCTGCAATAGCAAATAACATTCAAGCATTATCAGAGATGACACTTGGGGTTACATCACAAGCAAAACTTCCTTTTCCTGCAAATATAATAGGAATGGTTACTACTTTAAGTACAGTTGTATCTTTACTTGCTAATATTAAAGCAATGAAAGATGCTTTTGGAGATGGAGGGATTGTAGAAACTTTTGCAAATGGTGGTATGGTACATGGTAAATCACACGCACAAGGTGGTGAGAAGTTTGCAGTAGGTGGTAGAGTAGTTGAATTAGAAGGTGGTGAGGCTGTTATTAATAAAAGAAGTACAGCAATGTTTAGTAAACAATTATCAGCAATGAACGCTGCAGGAGGTGGTGTTAAGTTTGCAGATGGTGGATTACTTAACCAACCTTCATTTAGCCAACAACAATTCAATGCAATAGGTCAGAGTCAAATGATGGGTGCTATGGGAAGTTCTGGCAAAGTGGTAGTAGTTGAGGCAGATATTACTGATAGTCAAAACTCCGTAAGTGTAATACAATCTGAGGCAACAATTTAATAATCAAAGAAATAAACAAATGTTTGTTGATAAAAAGACTAAGTTAGAGAGATTAGATATATGTAAAAGTTGTAGTTTTTACCGAAACTTTATGTTACTAAAGAAACCAAAAATAGCAAGAGGTGCAAGGTGTGCTGAATGTAAGTGTTTCCTAGATGCGAAAACATCATTAACAAAAGAGTTTTTTGGTAAATGTCCTAAAAATAAATGGTAAAACTTTACAAATGAATTTTAAAGAAATCGCTGAAAATTACAGTAAGCACAAAAGAAAGATGATGACAGATGCTGCTATCACTAACAAAAAGTACATAGGAAATTTCACTACTTATCACTCTGAATCACTTAATATAATGTTTGCAGAATGGCACTTATTATTTCCTCAAAATAAACAAGATATTAAATGCACTTCTTGTAGAGCAGCAGTTTGTAAGTTTTGGGAAACTATGGTGGATGAGTGGATTGAAGCCGAGCAAACACCTAAAAAGAAAAATGCCTCAAAAAAAAGAAAGACAAAATAAGGTAGATGTAGTTAAAGACTTCATTGATATTTGTGGAGTTGAATTAGAAAAGCGATTTGGTCAATCACCAACTTGCAAGGATATGATACGACATCTTGTTGAGAAAGGTATAATAGAACCAAAAAGAGTAAGAAACTATATGATTATTGCTGACTTTGATAGAATGTTAGTGAGTAACAAAGGTAGTAGAACTTACACTTGGATGGACTTATCTATTAAATATAAGATAAGTGAAAGTCAAGCACAGAACATAGTTTACAAGGAAAGAAAGAAAGCAATTCCATCTAATAATATAACATACTAAAAGTTTTGTAAGAAAATTAGGTAAAATTAATTTCTTTTAATTATATTTTTGCGACTATGAACGAAAAATGGTATAACATTCAGAACAAGGCAGATAAAACTGCTGACATTTATATCTTTGATGAAATAGGAACTTATGGTGTAACTGCACAAGAGTTCATTACTGACATTAAAGGATTAAAAGATATGCCTATCAATTTACGCATTAACAGTTTAGGTGGAGATGTATTTGATGGTATGGCAATGTATAATGTAATCAAAAGGAGAGAGGCTAAGACTACAGTTTATATTGAGGGGATAGCAGCAAGTATTGCTACTATTATTGCTCTTGGTGCAGATGAGGTTGTAATGGCAGAAAACTCTTTATTTATGATACATAACGCTTGGGGTGGAACAATGGGTGAGTCAAAAGATATGAGAAAGACTGCTGATACTCTTGATAAAATCACAAGTGAACTTACGGACATTTATAGAAAAAAGACAGGATTATCTTATGATGCTCTTGCTGAGATGATGGATGAGGAAACTTGGTTAAATGCTGATGAAGCATACGAATTAGGTTTTATTGATACTATCTCTGATTCTATTAAAGTGGCTGCAAAGTATGATGTTTCTAAATTTAAGAACATCACACAAGAAGAAAGACAGAATAAATCAAGTATTAATATAAATAACAAAAAAATGACTAACGAGTTAAAAGAATGGTTTAACAACAAAGTTGAGGAGATTGTTACTGCTGTAAAAGGTGATGTAAAAGTTTCTGAAGATGTTGCTGAACAAACTATGATAACTGTTAATTTAGGGGATAATGATGAAATCATGAATAAGATTTCTGAGTTTGAAACTGGTAACATTGAATTATCAAACAAAATTTCTTTGTTAGAAGAAGAATTAGTTGCTTCAAAAGGAACTAACGAAACTTTAACACTAGAAGTTGAAGCGTTAAACGCTAAAATCAACAAAGCAGATGCTAAAGGTACAGAAATTGAAACTGAAAGCGACCCTGTAGTAGTTGAAAACAAAAAAGAAGATGCTAATACAGGTTTTTACAATGCAATGGCATCAAGAGTAAGAAATAAATTTAATAACTAAAAAATAAAAAAAAATGGCAAATGTAGCAAATAATAGTATCGCAGCAACTTACGGAGGTGCGCAACTAAATGAACTTTTTTATGAGCCAGTATTTAGAAGTGAAGATATTATGCGTAACTATAGAGTTATTCCTAATGTTAAACATAAAATGAATGTTTACACTTCTGCTGCTCTAACAAAAATAGTACAACCATATACTGGATGTTCAGCAACTAGTGGTTCAACACAATTTAACATTGATGATAAAGTAATTACTGCAGGTAGATGTAGAGTTGCTTTAGAGCAATGTACTGATGAGTTCTTTGGAACTTATATTGAAGAAATGTACCGTTCTGGTGTAGATGTAATGAATGTTGAGGGAACTCAATTATCAGATGCAATCGTAAACAGAGCAGTAACAGGTATCGCACAAGATGTAGTAAGATTAGCATGGGGTGGTGATGGCGCAACTGCAAACTATACTGCTCTTGATGGGTGGATGAAATTAATGGGTGCAGATGCAACTGTATTAGCAGCAAGAACTGATTATAGTGCAGTAGCACCTACAACACCTACAGCAGCAGAATCGCTTGGTCTTTTAAGAAAAATGTATGATGATGCTCCTGCAGCATTACAACAAGTTCCTGCAAAAGATAAGAAAATATTTGTATCTCCTAAGACTTACAATGCTTACTTATCAAACTTAGAAGGTACTTCTGCAGATTTAGCAATTACTAACCAACAAGATGGTGTATTAACTGTTAAATTTAGAGGTGTTGAATTAGTACCTATGTATGAGTGGGATACTATCTTAGCAGATACTGA